TTGAGGGCTATCTGGCGTGGAAGTGGGGTCTTGTCGCCAACCTGCCCGCCGCGCACCCGTTCAAGAACCGCCCGCCGCTGATCGGAGACTGACATGCTGCGCGTCCGCGTCCCACAGATAGGCGCGGTGGGTGGGGCCGCCGCGCAAACCGCTGCGCTTGGCGGCACGACCGAGCGTGAGCGGGCGGGAGGCGCACAGGCGCTCTCTGGCACAGTTACCGTCCAGCCTGGCGGCAGAATCGAACGTGAGGCGGCCGGCGGCGCAAATGTCAGCGTCGCAAGTTCCGGTCAAACGGTCACGCCAGGCGGCTTTGCAACTCCCGAGCGTGCCGGCGGAGCGCAGGTTGTCGGCAGCGTTGCCACCATGCAAATCGGCGGTGTTGCCGAAGCTGACCGCGCTGGCGGCTTGGTGGCCGTGCTCGGCGGGGCGTTTATCGCTGCGGGCGGCACAGCGCAGCCTGAAGCCGCTGGCGGCCTTGCTGCGGCGGCTGGTGCAGTCATCCTGCAAGTGGGCGGCGCTGCTGATGCTGACCGCGCTGGCGGATTAGTCGCCGCACTCGGCGGGGTGTCGCTGGAAGTCGGCGGTGCGCGCGAAGTTGAGCGTACGGGCGGCCTTGTCGCTGCGGCTGGCGTTGCCACCATGCAGGTTGGTGGATCGGCTGAGGTATCGGGCGTTGGTGGGCTGGTTGCCGCGTTTGGAGGGGCACCGCTGAATTTGGGCGGCTACGCTGAACGCGAGGGTATTGGCGGAATCGCTATCGCCGCTGGCTTGGCGGCCATCGCCATCGGCGGCGCGCGCGAGATCGAGCGTGCAGGCGGCGCGGCGGTCGCCTTGGTGTCCGTCAACTCGCTGCAGCCTGGGGGGATCGCTGATATGTCTGGTGCTGGCGGTGCAGCAATACTGCGCACTGTGATGCCTCCGGCAGGCGGCGGCGGCAGGCCGCGGGAAGAGCGTACCCAGCGGTTCAGCCAGATCAACACTGCGCGCCCGGCGCAACAGAACACCGTGAGGAACTGATGGGACTCATTCGAGCATCCGGCCCTAGCAGCGAGCCTGTCACGCTGGCTGAGGCCAAGCTGCGTCTTCGCGTCGACCACAACGATGAAGACGCCCTGATCGGCGCGCTCATCGCCTCTGCGCGCGAGTCTGCCGAACATGAGCTTGGCCGATCAATCATCGCCACCACCTGGGTGCTCACGCTCGATAGATTTCCGACCAGCATCCTGCTGCCCATGCCGCGCGTTACCGATGTCACGCGTATCGACTATCTCGATGACGACGGTGTCGCGCAGATCATCAGCCCGGCGGGCTACCAACTCATCGCCGCCAGCGAGTTCGAGGCCTGGATCGAGCCGGCCTACGGCTACACCTGGCCGACCACCCGCCAGCAGCCAGAGGCAGTGACGGTCACCTACGTGGCCGGCTGGCCCAACGCGGCTGCGGTGCCCTCCGGAATCAAGGACTGGATCCTGCTAGCGGTCGGCGACCTGTACCACTACCGCGAGCGCAGTGCCGAAAGGCCTGCTTTGCCGCACGGTTTTGTTTCATCGCTGCTGAATCCGCACCGCGTGTGGGGCGTTTAATGCACGCCGGCATGCTGGATCAGAGGGTGACGCTGCGAGCGCCGTCCGAAACGCGCGGCGCGGAATTCGGCGACCCGCAAATAGTGTGGGAGGACGTGGCTACGGTGTGGGCTGAAGTCTCTCCGATCAGCGGTCGCGAGTACTTTTTGCAGCGCGAGCAACAATCGCAAATATCAGTGCGCGTGCGCATCCGCTACCGCGCCGACGTTACATCCATGTGGCGTGTGCAGCACGCGGGCAAGGTGTACGAGATCGAGAGCGTCATCGACGAGCGCAGCGCAGGCGAGGAGCTGATACTGATGTGCACGGAGTATCGCAGTGGCTAGAGGATTTGTAACGCTGTCCGCAAAAATAGAAGGACTGGGGGAAATAGAACGCCGTTTGTCGGCAATGCCTGTAGTCATACAACGGCGCATCTTGCGCGGAGCGTTGCGCGCTGGCGCAAGAGTATTCCGCCGGCACATGGTGCAGGAGGCTCCTATCAGCGGAGAGCGGCGGCTCGACTACACAGGGCTTGCGCCAAAAATTCCTGGCGATTTGCGCAGGTCGATCCGCGTTGGCAAGCCTTACATAGACAGAGGCAGACTGTCTATTACAACCAAAGCCGGCAACGATAAAGCTTTTTACGCGCAAATGGTTGAAGTCGGCGTGCGCCCTCACAAAATCAGTCGCCGCCGCAATCTCGGGAGAAGCCGTAATGTGCTCGTTATCGCAAGACAATTTGTCAGCGGGCCAGTAAGACACCCAGGCTTTGCTGGTAGATTTTTTGCAAGGTCTGCGCTGGCGTCTGGAGAGGGGCCTGCAATTCTTGCATTCCGAAACTACTTTGACAATCGCGTGCAGCAGTATTGGGTGACAGGAAAATGAAGGCGGAAAAAGCTGTATTTGCTTTGCTGTCCTTGTCCAGTGGGATTTCTGCCATCGTCGGTCAGCGTGTGTTTCTGATTGCCGCTGCAGAAGAAACGCCGGCCCCGTTGTTGGTATTTCGCAAGACATCCGCGCAACGCTCAACGCAGATTTCGGCGGGTACGCAGTTAGTGAGCGCGCAAATAGAAGTGCTGTGCATTGCCACCACAGGACAGGAATTGCTTGAGCTTGCCGAGCAGGTGCGTTTAGCGCTGCTACACCAGTCGGGCACGTTCGGCGGCACGGAAGTGATCGTCGTGCGCGACGCGGACGAAGGGCCGCAAGAGTACGAGCCAACACTGCGCGAGTTCGCACAGACGTGGACGTTCACGCTGGATTTTGAAGAGTAGCGGAAACCCCTGCCCGTTCCGCTCGGGCATCACGAAAGAGGAAAATCATCATGGCACGCACTGCTGTAAACGGTGCGGTGCTGGCGATTGCCAGCGCCTACGGCACCGCATTTAACTTCACCGCAGCGACCAACGCCACCGAGTGCGTGGTCACGGCTGCGGTAGGCCACGGCATCATCGTCGGCGATATTGTGGAGGTCGTCACAAGCGGATGGCAGCGGGCTGAGGCACGCATTTTCCGCGTTTCTGTGGTAGCGACCAACAACTTGACCTTGGAAGGCTTTAATACCACGAGCGCCACGCTTTTCCCGACCGGCTCCGGCGCTGGCACAATGCGCAAAATCAACACTTGGCAGAACGTTAGCCAGGTCATCAATATCTCGCAGTCTGGCGGTGAGCAGCAGTTCTTGTCTTATCAGTATCTGGATCAGGACATCCAGTCGCAAATTCCGACTACGCGCAACCCAACCGCCTTGCAGCTTGAGTTGCACGACGACATTACACAGGCTTTCTACGCGACGATTACCGCCGCGCAGCAGTCACAATCGCTCACCGCATTCCGGATCACCGCGCGCGACGGCAAGAAGTGGTTCGGCAATGCCTACTTGAGCTTGGCTGGCTTCCCGACGATGGAAGCTAACAACGTGCTACGTCGCACTCTGGACATGGCGCTGGTTGGCGATCCGCCGGCTACCTCCTACTCCACGTAAGGGGTTGACATGGACTTTGCCGACATTGCCCGACGTGCCGCGGCTGCGCGTGAGTTCACACACACAATCAACGCGGCGCAGTTCACGTTGCGCTTGCCCACCCGGCACGAGGCCACGGTGGCCCTGCTGCGCGCCAGCGGCGGCGGAGACTTTGCCGCGGCGGCCATGGTCGAGTTTCGCCGCGCTTTGCTCGCTGCCGGCATCGTGGGTTGGGGCGGCATCGTGGTGGGCGACATCGTGCCTGGCGGCGGGGACGAGTCTTTGCCTTGGGCAGCGGCTGCCGTGCCGCTGCTGCTCGACAACCGGCCCGACTATGCAGACGCGCTGGGCGAGGTCTACATGGCCCGCATGGCAGAGCGCACCTCTGCTACCGAGGCCGCAGAAAAAAACTGACCGAGCGCCTGCGCTGGGACAGGCGGGCTGCCCGCCCACAGCCAGCCGCGCAGGCGCTGCTCTTTGAGGACGACGATCCGCCCCCGTACAGCCTGGAGGCGGCGCAGGCGCTGCACTGCTGGCAGTGGTGCGGCGGATGGGCTCCGGAGCGCTGGCCGCTGTACGCCACGCTGCACCACGTAGACGACTGGGATAGACTGCCCCTGTACCTTGCGGCGATCCGCGACGAACTGAACGCCCCTTTGGACTGACGCCGAATGCCGCGCAATGAAGCAAAGATCACGCTGACTGCAGAAGACCGCGCCAGCGCCGCGCTGCGCCAAGTGCGCGCGGAAGCCAGCAAACTGCAGCCGGCTATCAGCCAGATTCGCGATGTCGCCTCCAGCATCGGCCTGTTGGCCGGCGGCGGCATCACGCTGTCGCTGGCAGGTGCGGCCTCTGCCATTCGCACGATGGTGGGCGCGCTGGATGACCTTGATGAGGCATCGCAGGCGGCGGGCGTGTCTGCGGTAGCGCTGGCGGAACTGCGGCAGGGCGCAGCGCAGGCAGGCGTTGGCGCATCGGAGCTTGACACAGCCGTCACCAGACTCAACGTCAAGCTGGCTGATGCCGCCGCAGGCAACGAGCAGGCCGCTGCCCTGTTCCGCGCGTTGGGCGTTGCGGTCACAGACACCAACGGCAAAGTGCGCGACACGGACGCCGTGCTGGCCGACGTGGCCGAGCAGTTTGCCGGCTACGCGGACGGCGCAAACAAAAGCGCGCTGGCGGTCGATCTGTTTGGTCGTGCCGGCGCGCGGCTAATCCCGTACCTCAATCAGGGCGCGGACGGGCTGCGGGTCTACTCCGGGCTGACCGAGGAAACGGTCAAGCAATCCGCGGCGCTGCAATCCGAGTTCGACAAGCTGTCAGCGGCCACCAAGCGCTGGGGGTATGAACTGGCGGGCGTTGTCGTGCCAGCCTTGAACAAGCTCATCGATATCGTGCCGCGCATTGACTTCGGCGAGGCCCTGCGCGGATTCGGCACTGGCGGCATCAGCGGCATCTTCAAAAACCTGGAAGGTCAGGTAGCTGCCATCCGGTCGGCGTCGCAGGCGCTCGAATCGCAGCGAAGAGTCGAAGACCGCGGCTTCACGCCAGGGCGAGAAGCTCCTGTTGTGCAGCGTGCATCCGCTGGCGGCTCCAACGCCGCCGCCGTTAAAGAGCGGCGCACTGCCGAGAAGGACATCAACGTCATCATGCGCGAGCGCTACGAACTTGCGCTGCGCGAGGCCAATGGCATCCAGGCCGGCATCGACGCCGATCGCGCCCGCGCCGCCGGCCTACAAAAGCAGATTGAAGATCTTGCCGGCATCACTCGCGCGCGCGAGCAACTCTCTGCGCAAAACGAACTCGACAAGGCTTTTTTCGATGGCTACGTGCAGGTGCTGGAAGACGGCACACAGGTGCTACGGCAACTCACGCAGGCCGAGTACGACCTTGCTAGCGCGCGGAATCAGGGTATCGTTCAGGCGGCGCAGGATATTGAAAAAGCCAGCGACGCCGCAGATCAATTTGCCCTGACCATGACCAGCGCAGTGAGCCAGCTAATTACTGGCGGCGGCAGCGCCGGCGATGTTTTCAAAGCGCTGTTGCAAGACATTACTCAGTTAGTTGTCAAGCTCACGGTACTAGAGCCGTTGGCTGCGCAAATCAAAGATATTTTTGGCGGCGGCGGCGCTGGCAGAGGCGGTTCAGGATTTTTGTCTTTGTTTAGCTCTCTCTTTGGGGGCGGGCTAGCCTCTGGCGGCCCAGTGCAAGCCGGGCGTACTTATCTGGTGGGTGAGCGCGGGCCGGAACTGCTGGTTTCTGGCAGCGCAGGACGGGTGATCCCCAACCACGCCATCGGCGGCGCAAACGTGTCAATTAGTGTCATTAACAACGCGGGGGCGCAGGTATCTGCTACCAGCCGGCAGGACGGCGGCGGCACGTCAATCGACGTCATCATTGACTCCGTGGAGTCCGCCCTGGCTGGCAACGTCACGCGCGGGCGCGGCTCTCTGTACAGCAGCATGCAGGGCGCATTTGGCTTGCGTTCCGCCGCGAGGTAACGCATGGCAGCATGGCCCACCTACGCGCGGCTGGAGGCCGCCATCACTGAGACGCGCGAGTCCGCTCTGCTGCGGGAGGCCGTCGAGTCCGGCCCGCCAAAACAGCGTCGCACCAAGTCGCGCGTAATGGTCACGCTTGCTGGCACAGTGCTGTTCCGCACGGCGGCGGACTACGCCGCCTTCATTACGTGGTTCGCCACCACGATCAAGCACGGGCAAGACTGGTTTGATTTCGTGCACCCGCGCACTGGCGCTATCGTGCAGGCGCGCTTTGTCGGCGGGTCTGAGCTTGGCGCTGGCGAATACCTGCGCTCCCGTGGCAGCTTGATTAGACAGCCAGTGACGCTGGAGTACTGGAGCGCATGACCTACTCCGCGAACTATCGAGCCGACGTGCAGTCGGTCAACGGAGACGACGTATCGATCTTGTTGCTGGAGATCACGCATGCGGATCTTGCTGGCCCGGTGCGCGTATGCAACAACACGGAGGACGTGGTGAGTGGCGGACAGATCTACGTTGCCACCGCCTTCCAGTTTTCGCTACCGGACGACAGAGACGGCCAACCCCCGCGTGCTACGCTGACTTTTGGCAACGTGGGCCGCGACCTGATGCAGTGGATCGAGCAGGCCGGCGGCGGCGAAGGCGCAGCCCTTACCGTTCGTCAGATACGCGCTGGCGCGCCAGATGTGATCGAGTACGAGATCACGGTTTCGCTGCAATCCATAACCGCCACGGTGTCGAGCATTACCGCCGAACTCGGCTACGATGCGTTGCTGGATCGACCTGTGATGCACCTGCGCTACGACCCATCCGTAGCGCCAGGGATTTTCTGATGGCGGACGCGGTCGTAATCGAGCGTTACGTGGGACTGCCCTACGTGCCGGGCCGCTACGACTGCGCCGACCTGGTGATACAGGTCGCGCGCGAGGTCTACGGGCGCAGCGTAACGCTGCCGCAAGACCGCCCGCGCCCGACGCGCGTCATGAGCATGGCGCGCACCATCGGGCGTCTGCAAGCGTCAGTCGCTGCGCCGCGCGCCGCTGGTGAGCCGCCGCAGGACGGTGACGGCGTGCTGCTGTCTCGCGGGTTAGCGCGTCCTACGCATATCGGCATCGTCGCGTATCTGGCGGGCGAACCGTGGGTGCTGCACAACGACGACTGCTGGGGGTCGAGCATCCTTACGCGCGTGCGCGATCTGCGCGCTGCGGGGTGGACGCTGCACGGGGTCTACACGTGGATATCGTGACGACGCAGCCTGCCGGCCGAGTGCAGCCGCAGGCGATCATCGGTGCAGACCCGCTGGGCATCGGGCGCGAGTACGGCTACGTGCTGCTTGCCCCAGGTGAGACGCTGTCCGGGTACTTCGACCGTGTTGGCATCGACATTGCACGCCCGGTGGTGGTTAGGCTTAATGGCGCTCGCGTGCCGCGCGGGATGTGGGCGCGCACGCGCCCGCACACTGGACAATTGATCGAGGTGCAAGCAGTAGCGCATGGTGGCAGCGGGCGCAGCGGCACCAAGATCTTGGCCGGGGTGATCCTGGCTGCAATTGGCGCGGTAAGCGGACAGGCGTTTTTGTTGAACTTTGGCGTCGGCATTGCGCTGGCCGGGGTGTCGTCGCTGCTGACCAAGACGCCCCAACTGAGACAGTTTCGCAGCGAGCAAACGTCGCCGACTTACAGCCTGACTGGTGCCAGCAATAGCGCCCGCGCCTACGAGCCGCTGCCGATGGTGCTCGGCACGCACCGCATCGTGCCAGACTACGGCGCTGCGCCGTACACGGAGTTCGAGGGCGACGATCAATACCTGTACTGCACATTCCATTTCGGTTTGATCTGCCACGGCTTGCAGGTATACGACCTGAAGATCGGCGACACGTCCATCAACGAGTATCAGGGCGTCACGCTGCAATGGTCGGGAGACGACGGCGCGCTGACGCTTGCGCGCTCCAACGTTGACACGATTGCGGGCGGCTCTCTGACCAATGCCGGCGGCCCCGTAACGCGCACGTCGTCCGAAGACACCGTCGAACTTGCGGTCGACATCGAGGGGTATCTGTTCCGCCAAGGCGACAACGGCATCGAGCCGCGCAGCGTGACGCTGATCGGCGAATACCGCCCCGTTGGCAGCGGAACCTGGCTACCGTTCTTCACCTCAGGCTTTGCGACTGCTACGGAGTACTGGTCGGAAGGGTACTACGACGGCCCAAACTGGGTGCAGTACAGCTTTGACCCATCTACCTCCGCACAGCACGTCGATGGGGCGTTTTCGCGCACGCTGACCACTTACGTCGGCGGCGACTCTGGTGGGTACGTCATCAGCACTGATCTGTATTGGCGACGCGTGACCTACAGCGAGGCGGCAGCGTCGCAATATCAAACGCCGTCGTCGTACTACCCCAGCGGCAATGCTTCCGCGCAAGTGATCGAGCACGGAAGCACCAAACCGCTACGGCTGACCTACCGCCGCAGCGTGGCGCAGGGGCAATACCAAGTGCGGTTGTTCCGCTCGTCCGCAGATGAGACGGACAGCCGCGTCACGTCGCAGATCGCATGGAGCGTGCTCCGAAGCTATCAGGCCGACACCGCTAGCTATTCGGGCCAGCGCAGGCTCGCCGTCAAGATCAAGGCAAGCGGTCAGTTGCAAGGCACGCTCGACAATCTGAGCGCCACGGCGCGCCGAGTGATCCCGGTGCGCGATGCAGTGGGCAATTGGTCGCTGCTAGAGAGCGGAGGCAGCAACCCGGCATGGCTTTTTGCGTTTGTCGCCCGCGGCTGGCGTCAAGGTGGGCGCTTGGTGTGGGGCGCGGGGTTGAGCGACGCGCAGATCGACTTTGAATCGCTGTACGCTTGGGCGCAGTTTTGCGCCTCAGCCAACCTGACCTTCAGCGGGGTGATCGATACCAGTGCCACAGTGGGCGAGATGCTGACAGCGATCTGCTCGGCAGGTCGCGGCAGTTACACCTTTACAGGTGGTCGACTGGGCGTCGTTTGGGACGCGCCCAATCTGCCCATCTCTGGAGTCGTCGGCATGGGCAACATCGTTGCCGGCAGCTTCTCCGTGCAATATGTGACCGAGCGACCCTACGACGAAGTGGTTGTCGCCTTTCTGAACGCCGCCAATGGATACGCGCAAGAAGAAGTGCGCGTCACAGTGCCGGGCGTGACTGCGCCGCGCAAGACGCAGCGTGTCGAGCTACTTGGCGTTACCAGTCGCGACCAGGCGGGCCGGGCCGCAAACCTCGCGGTGGCAGCGCTGGTTTACAGAAAGAAAATCGTCTCGTGGACGATGGACATTGAGGGGACACTGCTGCGTCGTGGCGATGTCGTCGCTATTTCGCACGACATGACGCAATGGGGATACGCCGGGCGTCTGGTGGCGCTGACTGGCGACGGCTTGGCCAACACGACCACGCTGACGCTTGACCGGCGCGTGCCGTTCAACTCCATCGTGCCGGGGGATACCTGGATTGGCGTGCGCGCCCCTGGCGAGTCGAGTTACCGCGTCATGCGCGTGTCCGTCGTTGGCGTTGGCGCAGACGTCGACAACAACGTGGTGACGCTTGTGCAAGACTGGCCGCCATCGGTGCCGCTTCCTGGAACGACTCATCCAGCCGTCGATTATCTCTACATCTACGACTTCGACCCAACGCCTGGGGCGCGCTACAAGGTGCTCTCGCGCGTGCCGCGCGTCACGTCCGACGGCGGCGTGCAGGTCGAGTTTCAGGCGGTGCCCGACCCTGCGCAGTACTACGCCGCAGAGGGGGGCACGTATGACGTAGTGGCACCCGACACGCTGCTCGACACCACGGCGTCGATCAGCAACCTCACGGTGACGGAGCAGGTTATCCCCTCGCAGGGCATCGAGACGATAGAGCTTACGGCCACGTGGTCGGCAAACACGCAGTACGCGACCGCCAAGGTGTGGGGCGTGGTGGGCGGCGAGACAGTGCAGATCGGATCCGTCGATGGCGGTCGCCGCAGAATCAGTTGGACGGCTCGCCACGGCGAAGTGTGGACAATTTACGTGCAGCCGTTCAACGCATTGGGTCAGCCTGGCACAGTGCAGTCTGTGCAGTACACGGTGGGCGGGCTGGTTACGCCAAGCCCTGGTACCTTTGCCGTTGCGGTGGCCGCCAATGGCACGCGCATCTATTCGTGGACGCTGCTTGGCGACACCTGGCCGCGCACGCTGCGCGGAGTGCGCATCCGCTATGGCTTGGGTACAGGCCTGCTGTGGGACGCCATGCAGCCGCTCGACACTGACGGTGGCGCGTACCGGGTCAGTCCGGTGCACAGCCTCTTCCCTGGCCCGTCTGGGCACTACACATTTGCCTTGCGGGCTGAGGATACGGACGGCAACCTGTCGGCAACGGTGCTTTACACCGAGCTGACAATCGCCTACGGCGCGCTGCTGGATGACACTAGCATCTACGGGTTCAAAAGCCTGTTTCAGAACGCCTACACGGGCGCATCCGCCCTCGCGCTGGTGGACAACGGCAAAGCGCACGTCAAGCCCGATGCGACGCGCGTAGACGTGCCGGCAAACCTTCCGGTCGGCATGCTGAGCACCATCATCAACGACAACGACAGCGGCGCGTGGATGCAGATTGCATTTGAGTCGTCTGTGGCGGTAGTGCAGGGTCGATCCGATACCGATGGTCTGGACACCTGGTATCTGGCACCGATGCAGATGCTGAGTTTGACCAAGCTTCGGCAAAATGTGTGGCTGATCTCTGGCCGCGTGCTGGCGGCTGCGCCATGACCGCCGTACAGCAGTACTGGCACATCCGCGCGGGTGGCGCGTATGCGTCGCAGCGCTACCCACTGCCGGCTGGCCTCGATGGATTCCAGACGGCGGCGGTATCGCTGCTCGGCTCGCGCGTGCTGTCCTACCGCGACCCGCCGCCAGAGGGCTTTTTGTCTTCGGTCGCGCCGATTGCCGCGCGCCTGTCTGCGTCGCCGCGACTGCCGCTGCCCTACCAGCCGCCAGAGGGATTCGCGTCCACAGTGCAGCCGTTGTCGGCGGTGGTTGTGCAGTACACCCGCATCACGCTCGCGCCGCGGCCTGCTGAGGGCTTTGCGTCAGCCATGCAGCCGTTGTCGGCTGCGGCGACGCATTACACGCGCGTTTTGCTGGACGACCAGACGGCAGAGGGATTTTCCTCGACGCTTCTTCTGGCAGAATCCGAATCGGTATCGAACGGATATCGGCTGCGGACGCAGGAGGCTGAGGGCTTCGCCACGGGCGTGCTGCATCTGATCTCTGGCGCGTTTGGCGAGCCGCCCGACGTTGATCTCGGCCCGAACGACTTCGACTTGCGCCGCGCGCGGTCAACGGACAACAACTTCAACCTTGCGGAGCTTCGATAGAGATGCCGTCACATCCCGTCAAGTGGTACTCCAGCGCCATGCCTGGCGCGCCAGCGCTGCGCAACGTGGCCAGCGATCTTATCGCCGTGCTCGACTGGTGCATCGTCAACGGCAGCGCGACCACGGCAGTGCAGTCGCTTGTGGTCGCGGGCAACGTGGCCACCGTGACCTTTGCCAGCGCGCACACGTTCCAGACGCACCAGATCATCGAGATCAATGGCGTGACCGGCACGCTGTCGGCGCTCAATAGTCAGTGGCGCGCAACCGGCGTGACCTCGCTGGCGCTGACCTTTGCTGCGACCGGCATCGCCAACGGCACAGCGGCGGGGACGATTACGTGCAAAACGCCGGCGGCTGGGTGGCAGAAGGCGTTTTCCGCTACGAACAAGGCGGCGTATCGGTCGCAGGACGTGACCGGCACAAGGCTCTACGTCAGAGTGGCGGACGCCGGAACGACGTCGGCAACGCTAACCGGCTACGAAACCATGTCCGACGTTGACACCGGGGGACACTCGTTCGCTCCGGGTAACGCGGACTGGCAAAAATCATCGTCTTCAACGCCGGCCCCTTGGTGGGTAGCCGGCGATGCGCGGACGGTCTATTTTTGCTCCGCCACCAACGGCGTCAGCTCTACCACTGGCGCTTCCGGGCACGGGTTTGGCGATTTTGAGGATTTGGCTCCAGCGTCGCAGCATGGTTTTTTCCTCGCCTGCGGCGGAACGACGGCCACCACAAGTTTGATTTCGACGGGCGGCACGTCGAACAGCGTGGCCGCGCGTAGCCACACGCTGGTGCCTAATGCTGTGGCGATATTAAGAGCAAGCCCTGCAGGGCAAAACGGCTCATACCCCAACCCGGCGGACAATGGCATACAGACCGTCGGCCCCGTGATGATCGAAGAAGGCAACAACGCCCGCGGGAGGCTACGCGGTTTGCTCGACTGCATACCGTTCCGCGGGCCAGCTATCGGCACAATCCTCGACACCAGCTTTGCCGGATACCCAGGACTGGCGCTGATCGTCGCCAGCGGCGGCGCAGACCCGCGCGCCGGCGGCCCGAGCCGCGGCGCGATAGACCTCATTGGGCCGTGGTGATCGACCGATGAACGGTGCCTCGATCACACTGACCGTGCTGCGCGCGATTGGCCGCGACGCGTCGCCACCGTCGTTTGCCGCCGCGACGCTGAATACCATCCGTGCCGATCTAGTATCTGGCGGCGTCTTCCGCGTGAGCGGCACCGTCACGGTGTCCGGAGCGCCAGCGCAGCGACGCGTGGTGCTCTTTGATTCCGCGACCGGCCCGCGCCCGCTGCAACCGCTCCGCGCGACGTGGAGCGCCGCAGACGGCAGCTACAGCTTCCCCCGCATCGCTAACCGTCCGTACTTTGCCGTCGCGTTCGATCACGAGGGCACCTACAGATCAGAGATCGTCGATCCCGTAACCCTGGAGCCGATGCCGTGAGGATTCATTCCGCCATAGATGGGCGCTGGTCTATCCGCGTGAGCGGGCATCTGGTCGCCGAGTTTGCAAACCTTATAACCGACGTTGGACTGCACGGTTTGCAAGGGCTGCGCGTCGGCCAAACGGCTGCGCTCGGGACGGACACGGCTGCGCCGTCGAACACAGATACCTCGATGGCCGGCGCGGTGTACGCCACGTTGATTATCGACACGACTACGTCCACCAGCCAGTCGCCGTTGTACCGCGAATGCAACGTGACCTACCTGTGGGAGGTTGGGTCGATCAGCGGCGGGAACTTCTCCAGCATCGGCGTCTACGTCAGCAACGGTACGCTGTTTTCAAAGGCGCGGATCCTCGACGCACTGGGCCAGCCGACGACCATTAGCGTGACGCCGACGGATTTCATCGAGGCAACCTACACGCAACGGGAGTACATCGCCACTACGGACGCGACGTTCGCTAACTTTGTTGTCGATGGCATCTCGTACAGCGGCATCATCCGCCCCGTAACCGCGCTGAACGGCCCGACGGCAATGCCGGTTGCAGCTGCCATGCAGGAAACGAGACTGGCGGCCTACTCGGAGCCGCTGGGCGCGCTGCCAACCAGCCAATCGCCAGGAGGCTCGCTCGGGAGCGTCTCCGGCGTGCTGGCAGCTTACGCCAACGATTACCAGCGTCAGGCAACCTATACATTCAGCCGAACGCAGGCTGTAGGAAACATCAAATCGCTGGTAATGTTTCGCGGGCAACTTTCGAGTTCGCCTTACATGCACGCAATGGGGATCCAGTTTGCGAATGCCATCCCCAAGCCAGACACGCTGCAACTTGCAATCACGCTCGGCTGGAGTTGGGGCCGTGCTGCCTGACGGCGTACTGCGTGAGTCGGACGGCGTCGCAGAATTTTTGCCAGGCGACGACTCGCCAAAGCTCAGCGCAGTGTCGCGCGAACTTGGGCCAACAATCTTGCGCGCACCCGATGTCGTCGATTTGTTGGCCCGGATGTGGGTGTGCGAGCTTGCGGCCCCGAATGTGATCCTTTATTCTGAGAGCAATCCACTGTCTTCGGAAACGCTGTTTGCGGCACCGGCAGGGGCTAAAACAGTGTCGCTCGCGTTCTCGCAAACCGGCTGGCCGCACGTGGTCGTCGGCGGAGACGGCGGAGCATGGTTATGGTGGTACGACACACTTGCGCAGCAATACGAGACGCTGGTACTGCCGGACTTGGCGACGCCGATTTTGACGATGGACGACAAGCGCCGAGAGGCGAGTTTGGCAAACCGCAACGACATCATTTTTTTTTACATCGCAGAACCTGGTCTATGCTATCGTTTGCAGCGTCAGCGATTTGCGACGGAACACGTGGCCGCCCACGACGTAGGCGGTGCTATTGTGCGTGCAGGGATGGCCGTTGATTGGCGGTTGTACGTCGAGATTGAGTGAGAAAGGAAAAATAAATGCTGGAATTCATGTTGGGTATCGCGCTGGTTGCTCTTATCGTTGCGCTCGCAAAGGCGCGGGCGGACTCAAAATACTGGGACGACGAAGACATCGGCACCACTAAGTTGCCTACGCTTCCCGTGCGCACCATCGCGCACTGGACTCGCATCAGCCGGCAAATCAGCCGTCAACTTGCGGCTGACGCTCGCAGCAGATCGGCACCCGTTGTGTCTGCCAAGCCAGGCGGCCCAGGCACGCCGAGACGGCGGTAATGCATGCGCTAATCGTTGCCGTACTCGCCGCGGTTTTCTTGCGGCACATCGGCAGCGAATGGTTTGCGTACCTGTGGGCTGACCCGGCAAACCCGTTGGCTGTGCCGGATGCCGAGCGCGAGCTTTACTACATTTTCGGCGGATTGCAAGGCGCGGTGTTGCTGGTCGCCTTTGCGGCTTTCGCTGCGCGCTGGCTGCAGGGCTGGTGGTTGGCGTCAATTTATGCGCTGATGGTCTACGGAGTTTTTCAGGAAACGCTGGTCGCGTTATGCGGCGCTGCTTACCTTTTTCTGAACGGCCCCGGCCCGTCTGATATCGACAAAAGCGCGGGCATGTGCAACGCGGCGCACGGCTTGGAGGGATGGCTTGTGCTCTCCATCGTTGTTTTGTTGGTGCTGTTGTGGAGCGCGCGTAATGATCGCTAATGAGCCAATGGCAGCAAAATCTGCAATCGTTGGTGCCGCGGCTATCAGCATCGATAGCGTCTCCTGGCTGCTGTTCGGAGTGTCTCCGTCGGTGTGGGCCGGATCGTTTTCCGGTGCTTTGTTTGGCGCAACATGGTTCCACTGGGATTCGCGAGTCGGCAAACCTTTAGCAGTAACGACAAATACTCTTGCCGGCGTGTTTTTGTCTGCCCTTTTCGCGGCGCACTTTTCAATTGGCGCAACGACGCATAGCGGCATCGGGTTTCTGATCGCTTGCGGCCCAGCGCTGATAATCCGCAAGATGCGCAACAGATTCCTGAGCGGCTCACACACGGGTGATAAACCATGATCGACATTCTTTTTGCCGGCATTTCTAGTTTCGTCGCTATCGCCTCGATAATTGCGGTCAATAAATTTAACGACACCAGTGCGCTGGCAGAAAAAATTGCTGTGTCTATTGTAGGTGGTGGCGCGCTGATGAATCTCGTTGGGTTGTTGTCGTCTCAACTGACAACAGTGCCTGCTGACTTGATGCTGCTGTCTGGCATTGCCATCTACATGACGTTTAAATATCTGGCGCGGGGGGAAAAACCTGAGAAGGCAACAAAATGAATCTGTTATTGCGACGCGTGGAGCGCTGGCCGGGATCGACTATCGGAGAACTATCAGTAGATAAGCAATTTGTTTGCTACACTGTGGAGGATGTTGTCAGGCCAAATAATGTCAAGGTGCCTGGCGCGACGGCCATCCCTGCGGGCCGATACCGGGTGATCGTTACGCACTCTCCGCGCTTTGGCGTGCCCCTGCCGCTGCTGCTCGACGTGCCTGGGTATTCTGGAGTGCGCATTCATCCCGGAAACACGGCGGCGGATACTGAGGGCTGTATACTGCCAGGTCTGGAGATGTGGGAAGGCGGGGTGCGCAAGTCTCGCGCCGCATTTGCTGCGTTGTTTTCCCGCATTCGTGCTGCCCTGGAATCCGGGGAAGAGGTTTGGATCGATATCGATGAGTCGTGGAAAACATGAGTCATCGCGATAAGAGTCACATCGCCGTTGCGCAGACGCAAAAATAGTTGCGCGGGGAGCTTGACAATATGCGCAATGCGCGTATTATTCAGGTTGTCGATAGCGACACACCGCGCCTCGGGGATGCAGGGGCAGGAGCAAAAATGACGCGCATGAAATTCCGCCCGACAGGATTCATCGTCGAGCCGCAAGACCAAGGGCAGATCGTCGAGGTTTCGTATTCTTTTGACGATCTCAACGAGGGGATCGTCATCCAGCGCGTGCACGACCGGTCTGATGGGTCTGTCGTCCATTACGTGTACGGTATCGCCGACGATCTCGAAGAGAGCGACTGCGAGACTCCGGGCGAGCATTGCCTCGGCGGCGAGGTCTGCGCATGGCTCCAATACGGAGACGACGACGCCGGCAATTGGGGCAGCAGCCGGGACGAAAACAAGTGGTCGATCTACGCATCTGACGGTGACGCCGGCTACTATGAGTCGTTCGCGTCAGAGGGCGACGCGAGGGCCGCATGGGAGCATGTCGAGCGACGGTTTGCCGCTGGATATGACGCAGGCGACGCCGAGTACAAAGACGAGTTTGTCGCCACCGTCCGCCTGCTGTCGCCGGGAGACGACGCCAGCGCTGCGATCACAGAGTTCGATTGCGTCATGCGCTGTGACGGCATCGGTGGTATTTACGACTGGGATGCGAGTCGGGCAGCTCTCTCTGTCGCGCGGAATGCCTAACCACCCCAATCGCAGCAAGCGCGCGTCCGGCCCCGGCCGGACGCCGACGCCGACCGATGTGGTGCTGCTCCGCTCACTCGCCGAGCGCACGCGCGGCGCGGGCATCACGGACGCTCAGCGATACTGTGCCGAGCAACTGCACACCAGCCTGCGCGCCTGGCAACAGTGGGAGCGTGGCGAGCGGCGGATGCACCCGGCCTTCTACGCGCTCGCGAGAATCAGATTGGAGCAAGCATGAACTGCCAATTACTGCAAGAGATCACCGCGTGGCCTTGCCGAACGGTAACGGGGACTAACGGGGAAAGCGCGTTTGTGGTGGCTCCTCCGGTCGAGTTCTGGGATGGATCGTTGGTGCCGATGTATGTAATCGACCGCGGCGAGAGCATCGAGATAAC